GCCGATGTTTCTTCAGTGAAGTGAACCGACGAAGTAAGGTTAAAAATGCACTATTACCAGTTCAACATTGGCGACTACAAAAGCCACACCGAACACCTATCAGACCTTGAAGACCTGGCCTATCGACGCATGCTCGATTGGTACTACCTTCACGAGACCCCTTTGCCTTTGGAGACCAGCGAGATCGCACGCCTGATTCGGATGCGAACGCATACCGACTGCATTGCGGTCGTTTTGCAGGAGTTCTTCATTCGCACTGAAACCGGATGGGCAAACCACCGGGCAGATCAGGAGATCGCCAGGGCTGGCGAGAAGTCCAGCAAGGCCAGCGAGAGCGCCAAGGCCAGGTGGAGCAAGCAAAGAGATGCGGACGCAATGCGAACGCATAGCGAAAGCAATGCTACACAAGACACAAGACACATTACACAAGACCCAGAACACAAGAAGACAAAGCAGCGCGGCACGCGCTTGCCAGCAGACTGCATCCTTCCTGTCGACTGGTCTGAGTTTTGCAAACAGGAACGGCCAGACCTTGTGCCCAGGCATGTGTTCGACGAGTTCAAGGACTACTGGATTGCCCAGCCTGGCCAGAAGGGTGTGAAGACCGACTGGGACGCCACCTGGCGAAACTGGGTGCGAAGGCAGAACCAGGCCAGGACGGCTGGCCGCACTGAGCACAAGCACGCTGCAGCAGCTCGGGCGATCTTTGATGGGGTGTTTGACGATGAATAACCTCGCCACCCTCGCACAGCAGGCCATCCAGCAAGCTGGCCAACAACCGCAACCACGTGGCGACAACCCGACGATCCGCAAGCTGTTTCTGGTCTTGCACGGGTCTTACGGCAGCCTGTTCACCACCAAGTTTTCCACAGGCGAGCGCGACGCCAACGGCAAGGACAAGGGCATCCGGGCTGCGATGCTGGTCTGGGAATCAGCCTTGGCAAAGTACTCACCGGACACCATCGAGACGGCATCTAAGCGCCTGGCCGACGAATGCCCGGACTTCCCGCCAAACCTGCCGCAGTTCGAGGCGATCTGCCGGGCTGTGATGCCGCGCAAGACTTTCAGCGACGACCAGCCCAAGAGATTGCCGCCACCAGAAGCTAAACCGATCGGCCCGGTGGAGTTCGAGGCCATGAATGACGGCCGCGACTGGGCACGCAAGCTGCTGGCCAGGCATGCCGCTGGAGACAGGATCAACCTTGGCAGCCTTGAGTGCGCCAAGAAGGCGCTCAGAATCCAGGAGGGCGAATGACATGCACAGCCTGCCAAGCACACGCACAGAACCCGCTGTCCGGCCAGTATCACTTTGGGTGCCTGTCGTGCTGCACCCGGCTGGTGTTGAGCACCAGGCCGAACAAACAGGCGGCAGCCGGGATGCTGGCGGCCATCGAGAGATTCCCACAGAACCCTGGCCGGGAGCGCATCTTGGAATCCGTCCGCCAGGCATTGACGAAACACCCCTCAGCCTCGACGAGTGCTGGATCGCAGTCCGGGAGGGAATCAAATGACTGAGCGCCAACGATTCACCCTATGGGAGCCGGTGCAGGCCCACAAAGTCCTGACGCAGCAAATCTGGCCGCTGCTTAAATCCCTGCTGATGGCTGGCCACCGCATGGTGGTCGAGATCAAGCCCGAAACCCGCACACTCGCACAAAATGCGCGTTTGTGGGCGATGTTGACCGATGTGGCCAAGCAGGTCGACTGGTACGGCCGCAAGCTAAGCGCCGAGGAATGGAAGCACGTGATGACCGCATCGATGACCAAGCAGGACGTCGTCCCTGGCATCGATGGGGGCTTTGTTGTGCTCGGCAAGTCCACCAGCAAAATGACCAAGCCCGAAATGAGCGAGCTGCAGGACTTGATCGAGGCCTTCGGTGCGCAGCAAGGCGTGAAGTTCACCGCGCCAGAGTTCATCGACCCAGATACCGGAGAGATCACATGATCGGCACCAAGCACGACGGAAAAAAGCCACGCTGGAGCCTTCTGCCTGCCGGAACCGTTCAGCAGATCATTGCCGTGCTGGAATTTGGTGCAGCAAAGTACACGGAGAACAACTGGCAGCACGTTGACCGAGGGCCAGAGCGTTACTACGACGCCTTGATGCGGCACGTGCACGCCTGGCGCGATGGTGAGAAGAACGACCCGGAAAGCGGCCTGCACCACCTGGCACATGCTGGCTGCTGCCTGCTGTTCATGCTTTGGCTGGATGACAGGGGCGTCAAATGACAAAACCCGCCAAGTGCAAAGTCTGCCAGTGCACCTACACCAAGACCAGACCACTGCAAACGGTGTGCAGCCCACCGTGCGCCCTTGTGTTGGCCAGGAAAGCAACTGAGAAGGCCCAAGCCAAGGAGCAGGCCAAAGACCGCAAGGAAACCCGCCAGAAGCTGGACGCCATGCAAACCAAGCCGCAACTGACCAAGAAAGCGCAGACGGCCTTCAACGCATTCATCCGGGCAAGGGACGCGGGTAAACCCTGCATTTCTTGCGGTACGCCACTTAGCAACGAGCCAAACACCTACGATGCCGGACACTACCGTTCAGTCGGTAGTGCACCGAACATGAGGTTTGTCGAGGAAAACTGCCACGGCCAATGCAAGCACTGCAACAACTACCTGGCCGGAAACCATGTGGAATACCGCAAGCGCCTGGTAGAACGGATCAGCCTGCAAGCCGTGGAAAGCATCGAGAGCGACAACACGGTGCGCAAATACTCTCACGAAGGCCTGATCGAACTGGCCAAACACTATCGGGCGGCAGCGCTCGCAACCAAGAAAGGGAAACCATGAAAGCCATCATCATCCTCGCCATCACTTTGGCCGCCACCTTGCCCAGGCACAGACCACCACCAGGTGCGTCAAGAATTGGGACGGCAGCGTTACCTGCACCACCACCCGTAATGGCGGCTTTTGACCAAGGAAAAAAAATGAAACTTCCAGACACACTCGAAGCCATCCAGATCGATGCGCTCATCCCTTACGCACGCAACAGTCGGACGCACAGCGACGCGCAGGTGGCCCAGATCGCAGCATCCATCAAGGAATTCGGATTCACCAATCCGGTGCTTATTGATGGGGGGGGGGGATCATTGCAGGACACGGTCGAGTCATGGCGGCAAAGAGCATGAAACTGGAGTCAGTCCCATGCATCAGACTCGATCACCTGACCGATGCACAAAAGAAAGCCTACGTCATTGCAGACAACAAGCTGGCGCTGAACGCTGGATGGAACGATCAAATGCTCGGCCTTGAACTGGCAGACCTGCAAGGCCTTGGCTTTGACTTGGAGCTGACCGGATTTAGCAAAGACGAGCTGGCATCCATCATGGCACCTGAGCCAACCGATGGACACACCGATGAAGACGAAGTCCCAAGCATCCCAGAGCAGCCGAAAAGCCAGCGCGGTGATATTTGGCTGCTTGGTGAACACCGACTTATGTGCGGAGACAGCACGCAGGCCGATGATCTGGCCAAGCTTATGGATGGCGACAAAGCCGACCTTGTCTGGACCGATCCACCCTACAACGTGGCGGTCGATGGCAAAGCAGGCAAGATCATGAACGACGACATGAGCAAGTCAGAATTCAGAAAGTTTCTGCAAGCGGTCTATGCCAGGTACTTCGAGAACATGCGCGAAGGCGCGGTGATTTACGTGGCCCACGGTGAATCCGAACGCGCAGCCTTCTCGGACTGCCTGGTTGAAGCAGGCCTGAAACTCTCCGAAGTCCTGATCTGGGTGAAACAAAGCGGAACGCTCTCTCGCCAAGACTTCAACTGGAAACACGAGCCAATCCTCTACGGATGGAAGGAAGGCAAAGGCCACCACTTTTGCGGTGACTTCACTCTGACCACGGTGATCGATGACGATCTGGACATCGACAAGATGAAGAAGGACGAGCTGGTGGCCATGCTCAAGCAGATCAAGGAACAAATGCCAACCACCATCGTGCGCCACGATCGGCCAACAAAGAGCGATCTGCACCCAACCATGAAGCCAGTCAGTCTGGTGCAACGCATGGT